TTACGGGTAGTTAGACGCTTCAACTGCCCGTGTTGCACGTATGTCGCATTCGGGAACAGAGGGGCGGTCGAGCACAGAGACCGCCTCTCTCCGAGTGTCGGGGCTCAGGTGGGCGTAGCGCATCGTCATTTCGATGGTCGCGTGCCCCATCAGCTCCTGAATCACCTTCAGCGGAACCGCCCTCATCGCAAGGTGGCTCCCGTAGGTGTGCCGCAGGTCGTGCCAGCCGATTTGCCCCTGCTCGCGGGTAATGCCCGCCGCCCGGAGCGCGCGACGAAGCGGCGCCTTCATCAGCCCTGCCGTCAGTGGCTGTCCGTCCTCTTGGCAGAAGACGAAGCGGCCCCGAAGGTGCCGGTGTGCCTTGAGGGCATCCACCACGGATGCGGGCAAATCGACCATTCGCTCGCGCCCGCTTTTCGGCAAGTCCTCCACGCCGTTCCAAATCGTCCGGTTGACGTTCAGCAGGCCCCGGGTCAGGTCCAGGTCGTTCCATTGGAGCCCCATCAGCTCCCCCTGCCGCAGCCCCGCCTTGAGGGCGACGAGGAGCACGGGACGCCACTCCGGTTCAGCGGCTGCAACGAGCCGCTCGGCCTCCTCAAAGCTCAGGAAGTCGAAATCAGGCTTGGGCACCTTCACGAACAGCTTCACGTGTGGAGCCTTCGCGATGACCTCTTGCTCCTCCGCGACAGCTAGGAGCTTGCTGAGCGACGACAGGACGTTGTTGATGAACTTCTTGCCCAGCGTCTTGGGTGCAGCGTCCTTGCGCTTGCGAATGGCTGCCTTTGTGGGGGCTTCCTTGCGTGCACGAGTAGCCGAGGACTTCTTCTTCATTGCGGCTTTGAAGTCCTCGATTTGCGCCGGGCCGATGTCATCCAGTGCCATCTCCCCGAAGAACGGAATGATGTGGTTCTCCAGGTGCCGTTGCTGGGTGTCTGCCGTTGAAGCCTTGTTGTTGTTCTCGCTGTAGGTGAGGAATCGCGGCGCGAAATTCGCCAGCGTAGGCGCGCTCCCCTCCTCTTGCTTGCTCTCCTTTCCGAAGGTCCCGTTGAGGAGTGCGGTCCTCAAGTCGCGTTCGTATGCCTCGGCACCACGGCGAGTTTGAACGGGCGAGAACTTCACGACTCGCTGTTTCCGTCCGTCCGCGTGCTGAAACACGAAGTCCACTTGCCACGCCTCCTCTGACTTCCCTTCCTTCGTCGTCCACTTCCGCAACCTGACGCTCATCGTCGACTCCCAAGCGCAGAATCGCGGCCCTTACCCGAGGGCCACGTTACCAGTGCGTCCCGCCGAATGCGGAGTGCTTTTCCGATGCGCGCGACTCCCGGCACCTGCCCAAGCCGAATGGCCTCGTAGAGCGTCTTCCGGTTCACGCGCAGCAAAGCGGCGGCCTCGTCCACGGTGAGAAAAGTAGGTGTGTCTTCCGGGCTGCTGAGTATGGGCTCGGACATGGCTACCTCGGGAAGACGCGGCGGGGCGCGAGGCGACCGAGGGCATGGAGCCCGATGCCGATGGCGTCCCAGACGTTGTGATGGAGGGTGGCGGTGCTGGGCAGCTCGACGCGGAGATGCTCGGCGGCGTCGAGACGCTGTTTGATGCGCTCGATGAACGCGTCCGCTTCGACGGTGCCCTTCCAGTCGCGCGGGTAGACGCTGCGACGGCCGGCGACGTTCGGCAGGAAGCCGCCGAGCATCCCCACGACGCCAGCCAGTTGGATGAGGTCGTTCTGGTCGCCCTTCTGGTGCCCGGCGGCGTAGACACGGGGCAGCTCGATGATGAGCTGGAAGGGCTCGTCGCCCACGCGGGGACGAAGCCAGTCACGGACCGCGAAGGCCATGGAAGCCCACGAAGCCAGCGACAGCTCTCCGTCCTGACGGTCGGGGTTCTTCGGCAACCCAGCGGACAGGAGTGACGCGCGTTCGTGCACCGGCACATCGAACACAGCGACGCCGCAATGCCGGAGGCCAGGGTCAATGGAGACGAGCTTCACCGTGAAGCCTCCCCGCTGCCCTGGCTCAACGCGTGCTCGAGACGCGCTTTCGCGATGGCCAGGTACTCGGGCTCGCGCTCGATGCCGATGAACTCGAAGCCCTCGGCAAGCGCGGCAAGCCCGGTGGTGCCACTGCCTGCGAACACATCGAGGACGGTGCCGCCCGGGGGCGTGACGAGTCGACACAGCCATCGCATCAACGCAACCGACTTCACCGTGGGATGGGAGTTGCGCCCGTCTCCAATATCCTCCCCGTCTCGCAGCGCGTTGAGCGCCTTGCTTCCGTCCGCCCCCGCGCGTGACTCGGCGTCCGAGCGAAGCGGAAGCTGGGCGCAACCGGCATCTCGTTCGGCGCGCGAGGGCTTGGCGATGTAGAAGAATCGGGATGCGCCCTTGGGAAGCATGTCCGAGGCTTCTTCATCGAACGTCACGTGCGCGGGCCATGCCGCCCTGTCCTCGCGCGGGAGTCGGCATGCATTGATGTTGAGAGCCCCCGTCCCGTGTTGGAGGACATTGGCGGCCACCGTGCCGGTGAGCGGCTTGCGCGCGAGAATCCAGTGCTCGGCGGCAGGCTTGAGCGCCGTGCCCCATCCGCGCCACTGGCGAGCGGCTTCTGTCGCGGGTTCGTCGCGACGCTCGCGGGACGAAAGGTTCGCCTTGAGTCCCGTGCTCGCGAGCCAGAGCTGGCCGGCGGCGGCTCTTGGATGGTGTCCAGTGATGGCGCGTCGGAACCAGTTGGGGCCGGGCTTGCCCTTCTCCGTGACGAGTCGTTCGACAAGCGCGCGAATAGGCTCGGGCACCTCGTCGACTCTGAGCAGCTCAAGGAGCGTCGGCCAATGGGACTTGCTGGGCACTTCGGGTTGGGAGCCCTGCGACGTCCAGTGCCCCGCCATGCCATTGCGCCCGAATGCCGCGTCGATTCGCGCATTGGTGAGCCCGGCACGGTCTCGCATCTCCGCAATCCAGCGGGTAACAAGCCGGACATCGTCCAGACAGGCTCGTTGCTTATCGATGGCCTGTGACACATCAAGTGACTTGGGGAACCCAGTGCCGAAGAGGTGCATGACAATGTCGCGCACCTCGAAGCCCGCTTCCTCCAGGGCGGTGGCCGTCCAATGAGAGGTGCGCGGCAGGGCCCACACGAGCGCGTGGCCGCCGGGCTTGAGCACGCCAAGGGCTTCACGGAGGATGCCAGCAAGCCAATTCACCCACGCATGGCGGCCTCCTCGGTCGCTATCCCACGTGTGGTTCATCAGCCCGATTCCGGCAGGTGGGTCCGTGACAATGGCGTCGATGCTGTTGGGAGCGAGCACCCGGGCGACGTGCGATGAGTCGCCAAGGAGCAGGGCGGCGCGTTCGGTGAGCAGTTCTGTCTTCACATCACTTCTGATGGGGACACTTTCCGCGACTGGTTCACGCGGCCTTCTTCGCGTCTGGTTCCCACACCAGTAGGCGCCCCTTGCCGTCCCTCACCGTGGCCGCGTCCTTCGAGAGCACGCGCGAGAGGGCGGGCTCGGCTTCGATGGCCCCCGCGAGGTCCGGCGTCACCTCGCGCATGGCCTGCCGCATGAGTTCCGCCATGCGCTCGGCGGCGTCATGGAGGCGGTTGGGGCAGTCCGCGCGCAGTTCCGCAACCAATTCGTCGTGCACCATGAGGACGAGGCGTGAGCCCCAGAGGGGAGAGCGACGGTCCGCGTACATCTCTCGGGACACGCGCCAGGTCGCCAGCTTCGCGCCCACGGCACCGAGCCCCTGGAAGGGCGTGTTGAGCCACTGCGTGTAGCCACACCCGCCCCGGAGGATGTTGGCGCCCGGAATCATGACGTCCACGAGCTGGCCGTTGCGCGTGTACGCGCTGGCGCTGCCGAAGAGGACGCGTTGCTCGGGCCACGCGTCGAGCCACCTGTCGCCGTAGCGGCGCGACACCTCGACGCACGCGGCGCAGACCATCTTCACCTTGCCTTGGACGCGCACGGGGACGCGCTCCACACCGCACGTGTCCGCCACCTTCGCCATCAGGCAGAACCGGACGCCGTCCTTGGCGCGTGCGTGGTACGCCATGCCGCCGGCCCCGAGGCCCCCGCCCTTGCCGAAGTTGAAAATCTTGGCGAGGGAGCGGAAGGACGTGGCCGTCGCCTCCTTAGCCTTCACGCGCGGCAGGAGGGCGTCGTAGCTCTCCCCAAGGAAGGTGGCCGCCGCCGAGGTGTGGACGTCCTCCTTGGCCAGCAGCGCCTCGGCCATGCGCGAGTAGCCCACGTCCCAGATGGCACGCTGGGCCATGGTGCGCAGCTCCAGGCCGCCGTAGTCCACGGAGCAGAAGACGAAGCCAGGGCGGGCCTCGTGGCACTCGCGCACGCCTCCTCGCTGGGGAAGCTGCTGGTAGTCGCTGGAGACGCGCGTCGTGGACACCAGCACGTTGAAGCGCGGGTTGAGGGGCGTGGTGGTGCCGGCCTCCAACTTGCCCAGGTATGTGGAGCGGTACTTGTCCACCTTGCCGGCCTTGCCCAGCTCCTCCAGCACCGTGTCGCCCGAGTCGAGGAGGGTGTCCCGGTCCGTGGCCACCTGTCCCTCGGGGAAGCGTGTCGAGGGAGGGGTGACGGGAGGCGAGCCGTTGTAGGCGGCGGTGACGAGTTGGGCGAGGCGCTTGGAGTCCTTGGTGCCGTTGGGGCGGAAGATGCCGGCGGCCTGGAAGTGCGCGCGGTTGGCCTTCCACTCTTGCTCGACGCGGCGGCGCAGCTCCTCGACGCGTCCGGCATCGGTGCGAAGCCCCCAGATGGAAGCGAAGTGGAGCGCGAGAGCGGCGCAGACCTGGTCCCCTTCGGCGTGGAGGTTGCCGCCGTTGGGGATGCTGGATGCGGCGCGCTCTTGCGAGAGGTGGACGTCCAGCGTGAAGCGCGCGTCCCGTAGCGGGTACTTCACGGCGCCTTCGGGCCACTTCTCCAGCGGCACACCGTCCAACTCGCCGTAGCGCAGGCGCCACGCGTCGGGGGCGTGCTTGTCGGCGGAAATGTCGAGGCCGAGGTGCCGCCGCACCAAGAGGGCCAGCGGGTAGCGTGCGCCCTCATCATCTCCGAGCGGGCGACCCGTCTCCGGGTCCACACCGTGGAGTCCGCGGGCGATGTCCAGAAGAGCCTCGCGGATGGCCACGTCATGGAATCGCCCTGCCTCGGCGGCAGCGAAGACGGCGTCCACAAGTCGCGGGTCATCCGCGCACATGACGCCCAGGTCGTACGGGAGATTGGCGCCCGTCAGTTCGAGGTCCGGCTCGCGGAGTGCATCGCGGAACCACGCACGGGCCTGGGCGGCGGAAAGGAGCTGCTCGCTTCCAGCCGCCTCCAGGGCGATGGAAGCGCAGACGAGCGGCGGCGCGAGGAGTCCGGGTTGAATCGGGTACGTCTCGGTGTCGAAGCTAAAGAGGGTGGCCACAACACCGAAAGGCCCGTGACGTGGGCCAGCCGTGGCGCCCCAGATGGAACGCCAAGAAGTCCAGAGGTGAAGGGGACGTCAGCCCAGGGCGTCCGCGAGCGGCGGGAGCTTCGCGGCGGCGCGCTTGGACTCGATGGCGGCCAGCTCCGTGTCCGTGGGGCTCACGTTGCTCCAGCGGTAGCCCTCGATGACCTTGCCGGGCCTGCCGTCCTTCTCCGGGAGCGTCTTGGGGAAGACGTCGCAGTCCACCAAGAGGAAAGCGCCGGCCTGCTTCGCCTCGGTGAACTTGGCGATGAAGTCTGGGGAGACTTCGTGCTCCTCGGCCCCAGCCAGGGCCATGAGGAAAGCCTTGAAGCGCCCGCCTCCGTTCTTCTTCGCGTCGGAGAGGTTCTCCACGTAGCTGGTGACGAGGCCGGGCCGCGTGGGCTCGGTGTTGGGCTGGGTCCGCTCCGAAGTTACCACCTTCACTTCAGCGATGGCGGACAGGCCCTTGAAGCCGTCTTTGGTGCGGATGGACTGCACCTCCAGGCGGTAGCGGCCTGCCTTGAGGTACTGCGCGCCGAGGGCGGCCTGAGAGGTGGCGATTCGTGCGAGTGCTGCGTTGCTCATGTCCCGTGTTCCTAGTCAGGTGGCGGGACGTCGAGAGGACGTCCTTACCTTCCTTTATGGGGACGCTTTCTGAGAGTGGCCCAACGCCCTCCTTGGCGTAACTGAAAGAAGGTCAGCGTTCTTGAATCTAAAGGATTTTTTGCAAGATTTGGTTGATTTCGTCGGATCGAACCTGTTCCCAGCAAAGTGCTTTCTTAAACTTCATGTCAGCCTTGTTTCGTAAGCCCATCGCCTTGATTAGTAGAGCCTCAGTGTCCGCAATGAGGTCGTTCGGGGGGCCTTTCCCAATGGTTGCCAACTTCTTGAGGCCATGGAGTCCTAGATTGCTAGTTGATTTCAGGACAGCTCGAAACCCAAACCAACTGAAGCGATCCCAATGGCCTTTGTGTTCGTCGCCTAAATGTTCTCTTAAGCGCACGCCAATGCCACGTTTGCGCGCAAGGCCGACATAATGCGGTCCATGATTTCCATAGAGAATGTAGATTCCGCTCTGCTGTCTAAAGTCGGTCACGCGGAGGTGGGGCAAGTTCCAGTAACGACGTCCTAGCATGCGGAACGAATGTCCCTTGCCTGGAAACCAGTTCACTTGATCTGCATGCCAAAACAAACCATAGGACTGAATGAGCATGTTATTCGCTGGGCTTGGTGATGAAAATGTTCTTTATGTAATTCTCGTGCGCGTCGCCAAACTCTAGAGACAATGCGTGTCGAGTTAGTCCTGCATGGGAGAAAAAGACACCCTGGATGAGGGTTTGGTGAAATCTGGCGGCCATTTCGGGATTGTCCTTTAGGGCCCGTGTAGCTGCTTGCTTGTCGTAGGCGAGGGTTTCTTTTCTGTGTTTCAGGATGAGGTTTTTCGCTAGCTCAATGGTATTGATCTTGAAGTGGAGCAGCTCAGTGATGAGGTCGTCGTAGTCTTCAACGCCGAGCTTGTTTATTTTAGGCCATGTTGAGTCCAAGGTCTTCTCGAGAATATCTACATCGAGAGGTCCGTGGTTTGCCTCAATAGGTGCTTGGTCTCTGTAGATTTCGCGGGCCTCCACGATACGTTCTAACTCAAGATCGACGGTTTCGAGTAGGGCGGAAACTCGATGGAGTGATCTCCGCAACTGTGCTGGAATTGATGTCACGTTTTTGTACTGAAGCGTATGGGATGCTGCTGCCCAGATGTGTTGGGCCGTTGTTCGTATCTGTACTTCGGCAACTAGATTGCCAAGACCCTCATAGGTTGGGACTTCAATCCATGTCTCTGGCATTTTGACCAATAAGTGCATGGAGAGGTACCCAAACTGGTTCTCGTCGAGGGCCTTGGCTTTGTCTTGCTTTTCAATGACATGGAGCTTTCTCTCGATGAGCTTGGTGACTCTGTTGATGTCTCCGTGAAATTGCAGGATTAGCCTGAGCCCAATAAGATCGGTTAGCTCTGTTATGTGCCCGAGCTCTCGTGGCTTTCGATCAAGTTTTTCAGCTATGGAGGGCCATTGCTTTATTCTATATTGAATTGGGATGCTGAGTGGGATTTTGCTTGATTCGAGTGTGTGTGTGATGGCTTCCGTGAGTTTCTTGGAGAACCTCTCCGCCAGGGGGAGTGTTGACGTGTATTGTTCTTCGAGTTCTTCTAGTGCTGGAGGCATTTGATTTTGTCCCGTAGTATGGATGTGCAGTGTCACCGTACAAAGCGCAAATGGGCTTAGGGACTCTGCTGGAGTCCTCGACGCAGGAGATTAGAGGAATCTGCAAGAGGCGGAAAGTTCTCTCCATGGAGTATCTTCTGAAGCTGTCCGTCGGTCTGTTGAACGAACCTCGCCCTCTCGTGCGCCAGCGCGAATGCCTCGACGTAGTTCTGGGTATGCAGGCACACCTCCAGCTCAACGCATGGCGCCTGCTGCCCGGGGCGGTGCGTCCGTGCGAGGAGCTGCTCCCACATCGCCCCATCCGAGGGTGGTGTCACCACGAGGTTACGTGAGAACTGCTGAAGGTTCTTCCCTGTGGCGTGCGCCTTGATGCTCGCCACTACGGATCGCTTCCCTGTCTCCCGGAGGATGGCTTCGGATGCGGCCTTGCCCCCGCCGTAGAACGGCACGCCCGCCGCCTTGGCGATGCGTTCGCCCAGCTCCGGGTACTCGACCCAGACGATCCCCACCCGCGAGCGTGCCCACTCCGCTGCGTCCCTCACGAGAAAGTCCGACACCCTAACCACTTGAGGTTCGGGCTGCACGGCGGCATGAATCTCCGCCCACTCCGACCACGTCCCCGCGTGCCAGACGGGCTTGTCGCCCTCGTAGGGCGGCGTCATGTGCGCGCGGATAGCTGCCTTGGTGAGCAGCCCCGGTGAGTCCAGGTGCTCGCGGCGCTCGCCCTTGAGTTCCTCCCAGACTTCCTTGTTCCATTCCTTGCGCCGCGCGAACCACTTCTCAATCAGCTCCGGCGGTTCGCCCCTTGGGTAGCGCCAGCGGTGGAAGAAACCGGCGGACAGCTGCCGCGCGCAGGCCACGGACTGGAGTTGCTCCTGGAACTGCTCCCCGTCCGGACGCTCGCCCGCGTGCGCTAGCTCGATGAAGGCGAGGATCTGCGCGGGCACGGCCCCCAGCTTCCGCTCTCGGATGATGAGCGGCTTGTCCAGGGCGCTCTCTTCCGTGGCCACCACGCCGCGCGTCGAGTTGCGGCGGCGCTGGAATCCCTCGCGCACGTGCTCTCCCGGCTCGCACAGTTGCTCCAACGCGCCAGGAGGGGCCACCACCTTGCCCGGGTCCAGGGCCGTTCCCCACTCCTCGACGACGTGGTGCGCGAGTGGCAAAGGCGAGCCCTCACCGAGCGCCAGGCGCGACAGGTGCGCGTAGTCCTTGATGCTCTTGGACGCGAAGGTGCCGGAGAGCGCCACGAGGCGTGTCCGTGGGTGCTCCTCGAAGTAGCGGAGGAAGCGGCCCGTGCGCGTAGACTTCGGGTCCTTGAGGTTGTGAGCCTCGTTGAGAATGACGAGGTCCGGGCGGATGCGCTCCAGGAGGTTCGTCGCTTCCTGACTGGAGAGCTTGTTGTACGAGACGACGTGGAGCACCGGCAGGCCCACGCGGAACCACCTGCCGCCCGCGAGGTTGGGCAGCCGCCAGTGCGCGCCGTAGTAGCTCCACTCGACTTGGAACTGGGGCAGGAGGTTGGCGGGGATGAAGAGGACTGCCACACGGCATCCCGGCATCACCATGGGCATGAGGAAGGTTGTCAGCTCCTTGCCGTGGCCCGTGCCGATGGGCGCGAGGAGCCCGCCGACGCGCGGTGCTTCCAGAAGCGCCTGTGCCTGCACCCTCCTCAACCGCGTGGGGCAAGGGCGCGGCGGGGACATGCTCGCGCAGCTACACGGGCTGGGTGGCGCGCGTAGCTGGGCTTCCAGCGCCTCGATGTCCGCCGCTGTGTAGGCGGTGGCGAGGTTGCGCCGAGGCAAGGCGAGGATGCGGCCGAGGTCCGCCGAGTAGCCCACGGGAGAGCGCCCGTAGACAGGAGCGCGCTCCTCGGGCGGGGGGCTGGAGGGCGTGGGAGTGACGCCCAGTCGTTCAAGTAGCCGCATCTCGTGCCCCTTCAGCGAGCACCGCGCACGAAGTCACCAGGGCCGCACAGAGGCTCCAGGGCCTCGACGGCGAGTTGCAGCAGCTCCGAGTGGGCGAGGCCGAGGGCGGCGTAGGCACCGGGGGCTGGCGGCGCGTTGCGGATGGCCATGGAGAGCGCCCCCTTCCACCTGCCGAATCCCAGCGTGCTCTCGGCTCCAGCAAAGCGCAGGTCCGCCACTCCGCCGGCCTCACTCACCTGGGCGGCCACCTTCGCCACGTACTCGGACAGCGACGCGGCGGGCATGTTGGGCACGCAGTCCACGAAGAGGCGTAGGCGCTCGTGCTGGGGGCTCGGCGCGGCCGATGAGCCGTCGGCGGGCTCCTGGTGCTCGGCGCGCGGCGTGGCGACCGGGACGTCCAGGACCTTCGGCTTGCGTCCACGGCGCTTCGGCGCGGCATCCGGGGGGAGGGTAGGGGAGGCGGCGGGCGCGTCCGGGGGCAGCACGGCGGCCACCTCGGCACCAGGGCAGGACACATGCAGCACGTCACCCGAGCGGAGCTTGCTGGTGTTCTCCGGCGTCAGGGCCTCGCCGCACCTGTCGCATGTCCCGAGAGGCTCGGGGATGACCTGGTGGGGCACGGTGAGCGGGAGCTGCGCGGCGGCGACGGGGGACTGGTGCTTGGGAATGAAGCGGTTCAACAGGGACATGGTGCGTTCTCCGGAGATGCACTGCGCTTTGAAGGGGCACCCGCCGTACTTCTCGCAGGCGCTGAAGTTGGGAGGCGCGTCGGCGGTGCGCGTGGCTCGGGCCACCTCGCGCATGCGGCGCACCATGGGGACGACCTTCTCTGTCCACTCGCGCGTGACGTGCTCGACGCTCACCGAGGCCAACACGCTTGCTGCGCGCTTCGCGCCGCGCGTCTGGAAGTAGAGGTGCTCCAGCTCCAGCACGCGGACACCTGGGAAGCGCGCGTCCGAGAGGGCCGCCCAGACGCCGTAGCCCACCATCTGCAAGCCGGCCTCGGTGCTCGCGTCCGCCAACTGCGTGGGCGTCGCCCCGTAGCGCGCCACGTTGGAAGAGAACTTGTGGTCCGTGACGCGCAGCACGCCTTCCGCGAGTCGGCGCGGGTTGATGAGGTCGATGTGCCCGATGAACGGGACTCCATCCGCCGACAGGGGCGAGGGCGTGCCGAAGGACTCTTCAACCAGGAGGTCCGCGCCCGGAGCAGGAAGCAGATGGCGCCCAGCCCGCGCGACGTCGCCCAGGACGTCCTCGCCCGTGCGGAGGTAGTGCTCCAACTGCGCGTGCCCCTCGACGCCCAGGGCTTGCGCCTTCGTCTCGGGCTCGGGCAGTCGCAGCACCTTGGCGAAGTGCCAGCGGCGCGGACACAGGCTGAATTGCTTCAGCTGCGAGACGGAGAGGAAGTTGAGGACGCCCCCGTCTACGGCGCGACGACGGGGGCTTTCGACGGGCTGAAGAGCAGGAGCGTCCACACTCTCTTCAATGGGGACGCTTTCCGCGAGTGGTTCACTCCAACGCGTTTCCGTCTATGTCTTGAGTAGCTCTCTGCTCAATGCGTGTAGCGCAGCCACAAGACCCTCTCGTTCAAGCGTCCCGTGGACGGTCAGGCGAATGCAGCTTCCGAAGGTGGTTTCAGACGTCTCCACGGTGGGTTCGAGCCCTCCCTCGAAGTGGAATTCAATCAACGTCGTGGTTCGGGTGCCACCACCAGGGCTAAGGACGGCGCGCAATCTCACGTGTTCGGGCAGGTGGCCGGGGACATGGATGACAGTCGTGCACTCAAGTTGTTTCATGGCTTCACCACCTTGGGGGCTGCGAGGGAAACTGAACTCGGACGAGAGGTGCCGGGTAACTGCTGGGGCGCGGTGCGGATGTTCTCCGGCGGCAGGTAGACCCACGTCTGGACGCCAGCAATCCGTCGCTGGGTACGCTGAAAGCCGAGGCGACGCAGAGCGCGGCCAATGTCGAGGCGGACGCCGCGCGGAATCTGCCCAGGCGTCGTGAGGAGTAGCGCGTCGCGGGCCACCAGCTCGGTGGTCACCTCGTTGCGCTTCTCGGGTGGCAAGCTCAACACCCACTGGAGAATCGTGTCGTCCGGGCCGCCGTTTGACTCACTGCGCTCCTGGGCATGCACCTCCGCGCGCTGGGCTTGCTTCTCTTCGAGCCACCACTCCTCACCCTTCAGGAAGCGCACCACGGCTTCCGCCCAGAGCTGGCCCCTGTCGCGCTTCAGGCCCGCGATGTCGATGTGGCTGCACTTGACGGGCCACCACCGCCGGTAGCCGCTCGAATCCGCGCGCAGGTACTCGGACGAGTTCGTGGTTCCAACGAAGACGCAACGGCGCGGCGTCTTCACCGTGACGCGGCCATAGGGCGGACGGAAGGTGTCCTCGTTGCGCGAGATGAAGGCTTTGAGGTCTTCCGCCTCGGACGCGCGCAGCGTCGTCACCTCGGCAAGCTCGATGAGAGAGCAACGGCCCGCGAGCGAGGCGCTGTCCTTGTCGCGGATGTTGATGGGGGCATCGCAGAACCACTCCCCCGCGAGGACGCGGAAGGCCGTGGACTTCCGGATGCCTTGGGGGCCTTCGAGGATGAGCACCGTGTCCACCTTGCAGCCCGGCTCCAGTGCTCGGGCCACGGCACTGATGAGCCACTTGCCGCTGATGGCGCGCAGGTGCTCGGCATCGCCCTCGGCGCCGAAGTAGCGCTCCAACATGGAGTCCGCGCGAGGAACTCCGTCCCAGACGAGGCCCTCCAGGTACTCGCGCAGCGGGTCATACGCGTTCTCTGAGGCAACCTGCCGAAGCACTTCCCGGACATGGGCGGGACGAGGGTCCATGCCGAGGCGGCCGTACTCGCTTTTCTGAATCCAATAGGCGATGCGGCCGTCCAACTCGTCCACGGGCGTGTCGTCCGCCAGCGGGCCGCCCGCGTACTCCATGTGTTTGGTTACTTCGTTGAAGCGGATGGTGTCTCGCCACTCAGGAGAGAGCGTCAGGATGGTGAAGAGGTTGGCCTCGTTGTTCTTGAGGCGCCTTCCGTCCTTCGTCTCGTAAGAGAGCAGCGCGCGCGTCCAGTCCTCTTCAGTAGCGGTAGAGGCGTCCTCCTGATGGGATACCGGCGTCTCGGTTTTCGGTCTGCCTTGCAGTGAGGTCCACAACGCCTGGTTGTCCGCGACGCGTTTGGCATCCCCCTGGACGCGGCGCTCGCGGTGTCGACGCAGCTTGAGGAGGGCCTCCTCGCACAGATGCGCGGTGCCCTCGCCCCATGCCGTTGCCGCGAAGCAGGGGCGGAGCACTTCCAGGATGGCCTCCTCGGGGGTGGCCGGTGGCAGCACGTGAGCCACGCAGGACATGAGGGTGTTGAGCGTGTTGTCCTGCATGCCCACCTCGGCAAGGGGCTCCCCAGACAGCACGCGGCGAATGAGCGCGCTGTGCTCGGGCTTGCGGACGCGGCGCAGCTTGGCGCGCAGTGCGTAGAGGTCCGCCGAACCCGACTCCACCGAGGGCAGGGGGCTGGAGGGAGTGGCAGGGACGGCTGGTGCCGGGCGCACCGAGGCCAGCAACGCGTCGACGTCGAGCGCGCGGCCCTCGCTTACGTTGGTGATGGACTCGTGTTCGCCCGAGTGGTTGGGCAGGAAGTAGATGCGCGACAGGTTCCGCGTGTTCGGGTCCGCCGGCATCTCCAGCAGGCGCTCCGCTTCTTCCCGCACGCGCGGCCACTCGGCGGGCAGCACTGGGCGCGTGAGCGGGACGACGATGCGCAGACTGGTGTAGCCCGGACGGTGCCCATGGGTGGTGTGGACAATCGCGGCGTAGCCTTCGAGCTTCTCCGAGGCTCGGACAGTCTGCTCCGTAGACACTCCGTCCAAATCGAAGACAGCCGCTGTGACAGCGTGGACTTCGGCATCTTTGCGGAGCGCGCCGATGTCGACGGGGGCCCAGGCTCGTTGGGTCAGCTTGGTGGGGCACCTATGACCGACGCACGGAGCGCAGGCCGTCACAGCATGCGTGGTGAGCAACTGTATCAACTCGCCCCATGTCACCACCTGGGACTGGGGTCTGTTGTCCTGGACGCCATCGAAGAAGGCGACTTGGACGAGGGTGTCTCCGACGACAGGGACGGCACATCCGGCAGGGCTCTGACTAGATCGCAGGCTCACGCACTTACTTATGGGGACACTTTCCGCGACTGGCCCAGCCAAGGCTCATTTCCCGCGTCTCGGCATACCCCGATTGAAGGGTGTCCCCGTCACTAGCTCCGCTCCATCTATCCTCTAGAACTACTCCAGTGTGTCTTTGTCATGTCCTCTGATACCTCAACTTTTCTACACCCTTTATAGAGAAGAGTTAGTGACAGTGACTCCTTGTTGGTGACCTCTGCCGCCGAGGAATCAGCACGCGGCTTGAGCCACTCGCGGAACGTGTCCCCATAAAAGAAAGGGACATGGGCTTTGTCCTCTCCAGCATGGTTGAGACTTCGTGTCAGAGGCGGGCGCTACGTTGCGTCCCGCGAGTCCCCTTCGTCGTGGGATGCGGCATGCCGCGCGTCCGGGCGTTTCATTCGCTCGCCGTGGTGTTGCTCACAGCACGAGCCATTGCTCTCAGTGTGAACTGGCAGGCGCCTTGCTTAGCGATGCCTTCCCCTTCGGATTCTTTGTTCCGTGAGTGTTTCACAACGAGGCAAGTCGCAGGGGGCAGTCATGCAGTGCGGTAACGGGCCAGTGAAGCAGGATGGTGTGAAGTCGGGACGTGGGGGAGCGCGAGTGTCCCGAGAGCTGGTTGACATGTTGGTCCTCGCGATTCGCGGGTGCCGAGCGTCAGGGGACGCCCAGTCCGAGCGCGAGTACTCCAGCCAGTTGATGGAAGTGCTGATGCCTGAGCTGCGCAAGCTCGCGTGCGATTTCGACAAGTCGCGAGGCTCTCTGTCGCGGGAGGACCTCGTTCAAGTCGCCGCGATGGAGGCTGTGAAGGCGGTTGATACGTATCAGCGCTCGAAGCGCGGGGAGCAGAGCTTCACATCGTGGGTGAAGTGGCGGGCCCACCGCGCCATCATGGACCAAATCCGGTTGCACCGAGCGGACGTGTGCCTGCCGGACCGGGCCCAGCGCGGCAAGGGCAAGTGGCAGCAGGCCGTGGACCTCGTCAGCAAAGACGCGCCGGAGCAGGAACTCTCCAGGTCCGCGACGCGGAAGAATGACGAGAGGCGCGCACGCGAGGCGGACAGCTTGGTGTCAGTCCTCATCGCGCATGAGCGGTCCGTCCTGGTGCAACGTGCTCTCGCGGAACTGGAGCCCCAACAGGAGGAGCTGCTCTCCCGCATCTACGGCATCGGCATGCCACGTGAGGGGACGCGTGCCGTGGCTACGCGGTGGGGCATGTCTCGTCGGCGTGTCGACGAGCTGTTGGCCCAGGCGCATGACGAGCTGCGCGCACGTTTGAGTGGGAGGCTCCTCTAGTGCCGGTGCTCGTCGCCAGGAAGGGCGGGCCGTGCGCGGCATGTGGCGCGCCCATCCTGGAGGGTGAGCGCATTGCCTACGAACTGGCGACAGGCCCGCGTCACCTCGCGTGTGCGGACAGGGCACCGGAGCTGCGTCGCAACAGGTACGCGGCCCGGTGCTCGCTCTGTGGCTTCCTGGTTCGCAAGGGGAGGGGAAGGCTTGACGTCACCGAAACGTGCGAGGACGGGGCCTTCTCGCGCGTCTGGCGGGTGTCCTGCGCGGACTCCATGGCGTGCAACGCGAGGCTTGCCCAGGTCGCCCGGTGAGTTCTTGTCCTACATGCGAAACCTGTAGCTGGACTTAGCGAGCCCCCCGGGTCCGGATTTTGGACGGTGGGCCCGTTCCTGCCTTGCTCGGCGGACCCCCACGCTTGAAAAACTTCAAGAAAACGTCAGGGGCTCCTCGGGTTTTGTTCGGCCCCTTGAATGAAAGTTTGAAGAGAACTCCGGACCAGCCACGGAAAGCGTCCCCATTGAAGGGGATGAATGGCTCGTCCAACGAAGCTCACCCCTGAGCTGCAAGCTGACATCTGCGCCCACCTGGAGCGCGGCCTGTTTCGTCGCGCCGTTGCCGGCCTCGTGGGCGTCGAGGAGCACACCCTCTCGCGCTGGTATCACCGAGGCGCCGGAGAACAACGCGGCCTGTACCGGGACTTCTTCCTCTCGGTGAACGAGGCGGAAGCGAAGTTCATGGCGGGGGCAACTGACATGCTCCAGGCCGCCGCGTCTCACAACCCCAAGCACGTCCAGTGGCTTCTCTCGCGTCGCTTCCCCGACCTCTACGGGAGGCGCGACAACGTCGAGGTGCAGGCGCCCGAGGACAAGGCCGCCGACGAGAAGGCCCTGCGCGAGCTGCTGATGGAGCGCCTGGGCCGCTTCCTGCCGGACGCGCCCGAGCCCGACGCGAGCGCCTCCAGCTCCACCGACACGGACGAGGGGGATGGCCATGTCTCGTGACACTCGGTGTTCGCGATTCTCGGTGCTCGTGGACCAACTCGCCCCGGACGAGTCCCCGGCCGCGTTCTTGGTGAAACAGGCTCGCACCCAGCAGGGACTCGCGCGTCTCTTCGGGCGTCTCACCCATCCCGAGGTGGAGACGCTCGTTCATGACTTGGACTTCTGGGCGCGCCGCGAACAGATGCCGCCGGCCTCGTTCACCACGTGCTTCATCCTGGCCGGGCGCGGCTTCGGAAAGACCTGGTCGGGCGCTCGCTGGGTGATTCAGAAGGCCCGCGAGGCCAAGACGATTGGAGCGCTCATCGGCCCCACGGCGGCGGACGTGCGCGACACCATGATTCGCGGCTCCAGCGGCATCCTCGCCCTGTCTCCCCCGTGGTTCATGCCCGTGTACGAGCCCAGCAAGAGGCGCGTCACGTGGCCCAACGGCGTCTACGCCATCTGCTACTCGGCGGATAAGCCGGACCGGCTGCGCGGGCCCAACTGCGGCTGGGCCTGGGGCGATGAGCCCGCGTCCTGGAAGCATGAGATGGCGGCGCTGGACCAGCTCCCCATGGTGCTGCGCATCGGCACCGCTGCGAACCCGCCCCAGTTGCTCCTGACGGGGACGCCGCGCCCGTTGCGCAAGCTGGAGGAGCTTCTCTTCTCCGACGCGGAGACGAAGGCGCTTCGGCCTGGCGTGGTGCTGCGGACGGGCTCCTCGCTGGCCAACCGCGCCAACCTGGCGCCCAGTGCCGTGGCCACCATGAAGGCCCTCATGCACACGCGCTGGGGCCAACAGGAAGTCCTCGGCAAGCTGCTGATGGATGTGCCGGGGGCCATCTTCGGTTCCGCGCGGTGGGGCCGCGTGGAGGCGGACGCTCACGAGTACGCGCGGGCATTGGACAGGCGCATCGTCTCCGTGGACCCCGCGCCCACGAGCGAGACGGGCTCGGACGAGACGGGCATCATCGTCCAGGGCGTGAGAAACAGTCCGCTTGTCGGGACGGACGGCGCGTCGCTCAAGCGCGTCTCGGTGCTCAAGGACGCCAGCCTCCGGGGCTCGCCGCGCGAGTGGGCCGCCGCCGCAATCCGCGAGTACCTTGCCTTCGGGTGCGACGCCCTTGTGGCCGAGGTGAACTCGGGCGGGGAGATGGTCGAGACGACGATTCAGACGGTGGCCTCCGAGATGGGCGTCCACGTCAACGTGAAGCCCGTCCGCGCTCGCGAGGCCAAGTCCAAGCGCGCCGAGCCGGTGAGCGCGCTGGCCGAGACGGGGCGCATCGAGCTGGTGGGCACCTTCCCGAAGCTCGAGGCCCAGCTGTCCAAGTTCAGCGGCATCAACGGTCGCCGTGATGACCGCGTCGACGCCCTGCTTTGGGGCGTCCACGAGCTGGTGTTCGCGGATTCCTTCTTCTGTTTGTGAGGGTGGCGATGGGCTTCTGGGACCGGATGAAGTCGGCGGTGAGTCGCGAGCCGCGCAAGGGGACAGGGCTGGAGCTGGCGCGCTGGCAGCAGGCGCCGCCGCGTCGAGGGACTGCGCAGCTCCTCGCCGCGTACCGGGAAATGCCGTGGCTCCGCGCGTGTGTGGACGTGGTGGCCGACTCGGTGGCGGGCGTGCAGTGGCGCGTCTATCGGCGCGTCCAGAAGGACGGGCAGCCCGTGAAGGACTACGCGCTGCGAAGCGCTACGCGCGAGGTCCGTGCCGGACGGCTGAAAGCGATGCTGGAAGCGGGCGAGGCCCAGGAGGTTCCGGACCATCCCGTCCTCAAGCTGCTCTCGGACCCGAACGACCATCTCACCGGACGCTCCGTGACGAAGCTCGTTCAGGTGTACCTGGACCTGGTTGGCGAGGCGTTCCTGGTGCTGGAGCGCGTGGGCGGTGTGCCGGTGGGCTTCTGGCCGGTGCCGCCGAGCACCGTCACGCGGTTGCCCGCGCTGGACGTGCCGCGCGAGCAACGCACGTACACGGTGACGGTGGGCAAGGTGTCGCGGGAGATTCCGGCCAGCGACGTGTTGCACCTGCGCAGCTTGGATCCGGAGGACCCTCTAGGGCGCGGCATCGGTCCTGCCTACGCGCTGGGAGACGAGCTGGACACCGACGAGTACGTGGCGCGGTTCCTCAAGACGTCCTTCTGGAACAACATGCTGCCGCCGGCCATCGCCTCGATTGAGGGCCTGTCCGACGCGAACAGCGCGGGCGCGAAGGCGTTCAAGGAATCTCTGGCGCGCGAGCACCAGGGGCCGGACAAGGCAGGGAAGCTCCTCATCACCAGCGGGAAGGTGACGTTTGCCCGCCTCGACACGAGCTTCAAGGACATGCAGCTGGTGGAGCTGCGTCGTTTCCTAATGGACTTCGTCCGCATGACGTTCAGGGTACCGCCTGAAATCGTCGGGGACATCTCCAGCTCCAACAAAGCCACGGCCTTCGCGGCACGGGAGAACCTTGCTGAGCAGGCGACGCTTCCGCGCATGGAGTTCCTGCGCACCGAGTACCAGATGCGGCTGATGCCGCTCCTGGGTGATGAAGGGGCCATCCTCGACTACGACAGCCCCGTGCCGGCAGACCGCGAGCACCAGCTCCGCGTCATGGGCACCATGCCGGAGGCATTCAGCTACGACGAATGGCGAGAGCTGGCGGGGCTCCGGCCTGACCTGAACCGTCAGGGATACCCACTCCCATTGCCCGGCCAGATTCAGCAGAAGTCTCGATGATGATGGCAAATCGAGACTCGTAATCCTTGTTGCCTTCCTGGGATGTCTGTTGGAAGTGGCGAAGGAGTCTGCCCAGAGAACTAACGTTCCGTGGGGCGAATCTTTACGTGGAGAAAGCCGTTGTGTTCTTTGATTGATATGATTTCGAAGACTACCCCGCCCGCGACCAAGCAAGTGTAGTGGCCTTCGGGTGCTGTTTCGTAGAATGGCGCGCCGTCAATGCGGGTTACGACGAGGTCACTCTCATCCTGAAGGAGGCTGCTGTCGATCTGGTCTTGTCGAATCTGGATGGTAATGTCGCCGCCAGATGCTTGCTCTGCGGGTCCAGTGTTTATGGTGCCTGTTATGATTGTGATGTTGGGGGTTGAGGCGCTCATTGGGATGTTCGCTCCGCTTGGGTTGGGGTGCTCTTGTTTGGTGTGAGAAATGATGGCGTCAGTACGAATCCCGGCGACCTGTTTGCTCCATTTCATAGAGTTGGAGCCAGGAGTGTTTCTTCCAATCAACATCATAGCCCAACGCGTGGAGCCGTTCAGCCTGTTGGATGCGGGACTCCCAATCGCTCATCTTGAGAAATTCGTGCTGACGCCAGTCTACCTCATAGCCCAAAGCGCGGAGTTTTTGGGCTTGCTGGATGCGCGACTCCCAGTCACTCATCGTGAGGAATTCGTGCTGACGCCAGTCTACCTCATAGCCCAAGGCGCGGAGTTTCTGGGCTTGCTGGATGCGCGACTCCCAGTCACTCAGGGTGAGGAAGCTCTGCTTGGAGCAGTCAGCGCTGTATCCATAGTTGCGAACGCGCGCGGCGACACTCTCGCAGAGTGAGTCTGAATAATGAGCATCAGCATCGGGTCGGTGAGTAGCAGTGCCTTCGGAGTAGTAGGACGTAGCTGGACGACTAGCCGATGTTGCGCCCGGGGGGCTTGCTGTCGTAGTGCGCGAGTTTCGGGAGTTGTATGAACTGGGAGAACCTTGAGAGGGACGATAAGAATACCCAGATGATGGATAGGTCTTTGTTCCTTCTTTCCCTGTATATGGATTTGTGTTTCCAACTGTGCTCCAGTTGTTGGAAAAACTGCTATCGGGTCTCGTCCGATAGTGGGGGGCAACATAGGTGCCGTCTGAGCGGACATGACCGCGAACAGAGACATCGCCGCTGCTGCGGTTGCTTTTCCCGCCGCCTTTTCCTCCCGCTAGTGCAACGGATGGAACAAGAAGTATGACGAGCAGTGCAAGTAGAGCCCTCATTGATTCCCCCAGTGTTAGGGCCACTGTAACCCAATGTCGTGCCAATTGCTACCGTTCCTTACGTGGTGGTACTTGAGGGTGGGGTCTGTATTGACTCTGGCTTTTGATCTCCTGTTCGGCCCAGTCAGCTTGTGGCTGAGGCCGCCCCCAGAAAGCGTCCCCATAAAGAGAGGTGAATGCCTGTACCTCTCTCCAGAGCCCGCCTCTTCACAGTCCAGAAGGACACCCCTGAGCCTGCCGAGGGCGCGCCGAGGCTCCACACCTTCCGCGCCAACGACGGCGACTTCGACCGCTACAACGACAGGCTGAGCGTCCAGGGCTGGATGCTGAACGCCTTCAACGCCAATCCCGTCGTCCTCTACAACCATGACGACGGCTCCGGCGGCCTCTTCGGTACGGGACGCAAGGACGTCCTGCCCATCGGCAAGGGGCGCGCCTACGTCCAGGGTGATGCCCTCCTGGTGGACATTGAGTTCGACCAGGAAGACGACTTCGCGCGGAAGGTAGAGAGCAAGGTGGCGCGCGGCATCCTGAATGCCGTCTCGGTGCGCTACCTCATGCACCGCTACCACGAGAACGAGCGCGGCGGATTCGACTGCGAGCAGCAAGAGCTTCTCGAAATCTCCGTCGTCACGATTCCGGGCAACCAGCGCGCAGTCCGGGTGAAGGAACTGGCCGATGAGCGCGCCTCCTTCATTCAGGATGTGGCGAAGGCCGTGGTCGCCGCCCTCGATGAACGCGACCGGAGAAAGGCCGCGCTCCCTCCAGCTCCCGACGTCAACGCCTTGGCCAAGCACACGGCCGAGGCCCTCTTGCACCACTTCAAGGAGATGAGATGACCCCCGAGCAGATGCAGGAAATGGCGAAGTCCCTGGGCCCGCTGGTGGCCGCGCAGCTGATGGAGCAGGCCAAGGGCCAGCGTGACGGGCTGGCGGGCCTCATGGGCGCGAAGTCCAAGCCCGAGGACAACCAGGTCCCCGGCATCCTGAAAAGCCTGAATGGCTTCGGTGCGTACCTGAAGGCCGTCGTGAATGCGGGCCGCAACCCGACGCGCGAGGCAGTGCTGGAGCAGGCCAAGCGCTTCGGTGGAGCTGACGTCCAGAAGGCGGTGCAGGAGAGCGTCTTCAGCTCGGCGGGTGTGCTGGTGCCGGTGCAGGAGGCGGGGGAGATGATTGAGTTCCTCCGGCCTGACTCCGTCGTCCTCGCCCTGGGGGCTCGCACCGTGCCCTTCAAAGGCGAGCTGCATTTCGGCAAGAAGACCGGAAGCGTCACCTTCAAGTGGATTGGCGAGGGCGAGAAGGTGGAGAAGACGCAGCCCTCCCACGGCAAGGTGGTGCTCAAGGCCCACAAGGCCATGATTCTGGCCGACATCTCCAACGACCTTCTGCGCAACCCTTCGGTGGGCGACGCGGGCGTGGCCGAGGACTTCCGCGACGCGGCGGCGGACGGCATGGACGAGGCGGCTCTCAACGGCGACGGACAGGGCCCCAACCCCAAGGGCGTCCTCGCGCAGATGGACTCCTCGCACTCGAAGGCCCGGAGCGGGACGAGCGCGGACCACTACCTCGCGGACGTGGACGGCATGGTGGAGGACGTCCTCAAGGCGAACATCAAGCTGCGGCGTCCGGGCTTCCTGCTGCACCCGACGCGCGAGACGGCACTGCTCGGCCTGAAGGACGGCGGCACCTGGATTTTCCGGGACGAGATGCTCAACCGGGGCACGCTTCGAGGCTTCCCCTACAAGGCGTCCACGCGGATTGCGCCGAGCCGCATCCTCTTCGGCACGTGGGACCAACTGCTCTACGGCGTGGACACGGAGCTGGTGCTGTCCGAGCACGACGTGCGCGCCGAGTACGACGAGACGACGCTTCGGGGAATCTGCCGAGGGGACTTCAAGCTGCGGCACGACAAGGCGTTCTCGGAGCGCAAGGGCTACTGAGCCCGCGGAATCACCAGGAGACACGACATGCACGCGAACACGCAGGACTTCCAAGTCTTCTACAAGGCCGTCGGGGTAGCGGGTGGCGCGCTCACGGCCGGCGGGACGGGTGACGCCGCCGAGGTGACGAGCGGTGCCGTGGACCGCAACGGCTTCGACTCCGCGCAGCTCCTCTTCACGGGGAACACCAACTGTGCGGCCGGCCAGACGCTCAAGGCCACGGTGAAGGTGGCCGAGTCCGAGGACGGGACGGCGTTCGGCGCGGACGAGACGCTGGCCAATGCCGTAACGGTGGTGGCCGGTGGCGCCACGCTTCAAGCCTTCTGTCTCCGGGTGGACCTGCGCGTCGCCAACCGCAAGCGCTTCCTCCGTATGAAGGTGACGCCCGACTTGTCAGCGGCGAACACGGACACCGCGCAATGGGGTGCGGCCCTTGTTCTCGGTGGTGCCGACGAGTTCCCGGTGCGGTGAACCATGGCTTCAGCTGCGGACCTCTGTTTTGCCTCCACGGTCGCGGATGACTTGGGCATCCCTGTGTCGCCGCGCGTGGAGGTGCTCGTCACGGCGGCAAGTCGTGCCGTGGCGGGCTACTGCTGCCGGGTCTTCGAGCGGGGCCTGGGGCTCGTGGAGTACCCGGCTGGTTACGGGCGCCCCCTGCTTCTCCTGGAGCGCCCTCCCGTCCTGGCTGTCTCCGGCGTCTGGGAGGGTGGCAACCAGGTCTCCGCCGAGGAGTACGAGATTGCCGGCGGCCTGGCCGCGTCCGGCATGTTGAGGCGACGGCGCGGCGTGTGGCGGGCGACGGTGAGCGCAGGCGGTGGGGTAACGGGGATGCTTGGGGACTTCCATGGTGACGGTGGCGAGGATGGGCTCCGCGTCGTCTACGACGGGGGCTACGTCACTCCTGGCCAGCAGGCGCTCGACGGTGCCCTGGCGGTGACGCTTCCCGAGGATGTGCAGGAGGCCGCCGTCCTCACGGCCGTTCAGCTCTACCGCTCGCGAGGTGTCGACGCCATGGTGGCCAGTGAGTCGATTGGCGACTGGTCCGTCAGCTACTTCGCCGCGAAGGCCGAGGGGAAGAGTCCCATTCCGGGTGCGGCGCAGGCGCTCCTCGCCCCCTACGCTCTGCATCGGGTGAGCTGATGGCCTCGCCTTCGGACAGGTTCCGGCAGCTCATCTCCTACGCCTTGGTGACGGGACGGGATGCCCACGGCAAGCCCATGCTGGGGCCGGTGTCCTGGTCGCGGGCGCGCGTGCAACCGAGCCGACGACTCATCCGCGACGCAACCGGCAACGAACACCTTGCCTCCCATGTCATCTACACAGACGCGGCGCTGACCCTGCTCCACCGGCTCTGGTTGTCGGGAGAGGACACGTCCGATTTCAACCGGGCTCGGCGGCCGGTGGCAGTGGACGAACTGGTGGACGGCGCGGGCATGGTGCGCTTCCGGAAGGTGTGGCTGTGAGTCGCGACGTTGCTGCGGAGCTGGCGGCGGTGCTGGAAGCGGTGGGCCTCGGGTTGGCCCGGCCGCCTGCCCCGGGTGCCAACCTGTTCACGTCTCCCATGCCCGAGGTGGATGGCGACGTGCCGGATAGGGCCGTGGCGTTGGTGGTGACGGGCGGTGCAGGGCCCTTGCCGTACCTGGGACTGGGAAGGGCGGCGTACCTGTCCCGGGGTGTCAGGTACGCATCCGCTCGGCGCGCGAGGACTTCCAAGGAGGGCAGTCACTCGCGCTCGCCGTCTTGGAGGCACTCCACCAGACGCCCCACCTGCCGAGCGCCGGCGTACGCGCCGAAGAGAGCGCCCCTGAATACTTGGGTTCCGACGGAGCGGACAGGCATCGGTGGGTGCTGAATCTAATGATTGCCTATGCGGAAGGCTTTCGTGTTTGGGAGTGATTTATGGTCGTCGTTAGACCTACAGAGAGGTCGCCGTGATGCCGCTTGAGATCTGATCAAGGAAGCCGAGTCGATCAATTTTAAAGAAATCAAGGAGTCCGAAAAGGATTGCCGAGAGTTGTGGGTCGAGTTGTGACGGTGAAACCAGGGTCCGGCGATATGCGAGTGATTCAAATGACTTGGCAGTCGAGAAAAGTTCTCGCGCGATGTCGATCTTGCTGAACATCTCGCCAAGTATCTCGGCTGGAATGCTCTCCATGTCTTGGCGGATCCCTAGTGAGAGTTGGGTGCCCTTGGTGCGAACCTCTGGCGTGTATGCCTCCATCATCTTGATCGCAGTGTTGACGGTGTCCTGCATTCTGGAGAATCCGTTCTCGCCGTATCTGAGTGACTCGGTGATTCGCTTCCTTGTGGTGTCTCTGTCTTCGAGTTGAATTAGGCGTGCGCTATAGTCGATTCCTATGAGTAGCATTGATATGGATGCGTATAGGACTCTGGTGGCGGCGGGCCTAAGTGCTGGGATTTTTAGTGCCTTGTCAATGGCTAGTCCGCAAAGATGGAGCCATGAGTTGCAGCCGTCGAAGTTTAATTTCGTCAGGAGAAGACTTCGTGCTCGCTGGAAGTCGTCTTTGTCCTGCTTGGAGAGCATGTTTGAATCCGGTTCGCCAAAGCAGTTGGCGAGAAACTCCTCCTCGGAAAGCCTTTCTTTGCATGGGAGGCCCGCCTTCGCCAGTCTTAGCAGAAACTCCCCATCGAGAACGGTTACGTTGTGCTGCCTTCCGAATTCTTTGACGAGTTCGCGCTTGTCGGTTGTTGCGACCATGCAGCCGTCAAGATTGAGGATGCTTTGAACACCTTTGGCCCAGAAAATTCGTTCGAGAGCCTTGGGGCTGGTCTTGTTTTTGGCGTCAACGTTAATGCGCTCGCGTGAGACTGTGGATGATCTCATATAGAGCCAGATGTCGACGTCCGTGATGTCTGCCCTGTCGATCTTGATGCAGAGCGAACGAACGACGTAGTATCCTAGTGATAAAAAATACTCCCGTAGGAGCTCCTCGGCTTGTCCGCCCTTATCGAGTTGTGTCATCGAAAGACGCCGCCAGTCCTGAGGGCCATGAGGACGTTTGTTTGCGATTTTTTGTTGAGCGGCTTGTTCCTGATTCGCTGTCTACTGAAGACCCGTTGCTGCTCTGGGCGCTGATAGTTCGAGGCTGCTGAGCCTGGGAAATTTGGTAGCGCTTGATCGCTGGTTTCTCCTTCTGTGAGAACCTGAAGGGCCAGTTCTCCGATGTCCTTCTTTAATAGCTTCATGTAAAATCTGTTGGAGGGGCCTGGGGTAATCTGAACGACGCCTTTTAGTTCAAGAATCTTGTAGTCTTCGCCAATGGCCGTGGCTGGGCCAATGGTTCTGCCCTCCACTAAGTGTTTCATTAGGTGTTTGAGACTGGAGATCCGTCCTTGTGCGGCATTTCTTCTTGTCATTCCATATGTGAGGCATGCGACGAATGCTTTGGCGAGATCTAGTGCATCATCAGCAAAGGGGTCTCCGAATTTTCCAAATGCCGCTGGTCTTGTAATGAATCTCGCTTCCCCTTCGGAATTGGTGACTACCCCCACGTCGAAGAGGCCTACGCCGTGTAGTCGCTCGAATAGGTCTTGGCCTAAGATGGTGGTTACATCATCTTCCGGTAGACAACCTCGCTTTTTAAGGAGTTCATTGAGACTGGTGACCTTTAGCTGATCGGCTTGGTTTAGCGCTGAGAGTGCACGGCTGATTTTGTCTACTTCGTTTTTGCGGAATAGATTTCCGTTGAAGTAAATTCTGTTGGAACTGTCGACCTGCTCCGTGTCGGTGAATCCATAGTGCTGAGTATCGTTGAAGAGCTCTTTCACTTCGTCTTTTGATAGGCTGAAATTGTCGCCGAGGTATTCTGAGGCTTCCGTTTCAATGATGGGGGAATTGGACGTTTGTTCTGCGAATTCTATTATTGCCTCTTCTTCTGAGTGTGGCTCCATCTGCTGGAAGAGGCTTGCCGTATGAATGAGGACCGTGCTTTGGGCAACCCCTAGAACTCGAACGCTCCCTCCTTCACTGGTGTCGATGAGTTTCGTTTTTGTGAGATGTGTTATGATTGTTGGCAGCTCTAGGGGGTTGATGCGAAGCGCTGTTGCATGCGCACTGACGTCATCGGCCGAGAGTGTACTTTCGTCTGATCTGGCGAGGGCTGATAGAAGAATGCCCGCCTTTCCGGCTTGCAGTAGGTTGCCGTAGGTGGGCTCGTATTGAGAGCCTTCTAGCTTCTGGCTGTGATGAATAATCCATGCGCCCTTCGATTTTTGATCCATTGGGGGAGTCCCTGTTTTTGGCACTTTCTAAATGCTGATCGGACTCTAGGTGTGGGATGGATTTTCATTCAACGTGGGTCGCTTACACCCCTGCATTCTCATTCCGGACAAGACCATTGCTCGCATTGTGGGTTTGTGTAGGTCGTGTTCCGCTCGCAGAAAGCGTCCCCATAAAGAAGTAGTGGGATGCCTGTCCGAGTCAAAGTCGACGCCGTGAAGTTGGAGCGCCTGCGCCGCTCCCCCGCTGAGGTACTGCGCGCGTTGGATGTTCCGTGCAGGGACATTGCGCGGCTCGCCCTCGACTACTCCCTATTCCTGGTGCCGGTGGGTAAGGACGGGACGGACGGCCACCTGCGCGACACGGCCTTCCTCGACGGCCCCCGTTACAACCTCGGGCCGCCCCTCTCCACCACCTGGACAGCGGGCTACTCGCACCCGTCCGCCGGCCCCATTCACGAGGGGTGGCATTGGGGCGCGCCCATCTTCAATCCGCCGTCCCACTTCCTCCGCAAGTCCTTCCGCAAAGCCCGAGGAAGCGCGCGCCGCCGCGTCGCCGCCATCCTCCAGGACTTCCTCGCTCGCCGCTTCCCCTCTCACTGAAGGAGACACCTATGGCCCAGCCCCGAGAGGCATTCTTCGACAAACTCTACATCCGCACCACGGAGACAGCGCCCACCGACGTGGACGCGCTGGACGGCGTCACCGAGGCGCCTGTCAACCGCGCGAAGGACACCGTCGACACCAACTACTTCGGGAACGACGGATACAAGCGCAGCAAGGGCACCCTCAAGTCCTTCACCATTCCTCTGTCAGGCCACGTCCTTCAGGGCAGCGCGCCTCAGAAGGTGTTGCGCGAAGCCTTCGAGTCCGACGCCACGGTGTTCTTCACCATCATCGAGGACGAGACGGCACCCGTGGGAAGCCAGGGCTACCGCTACCCAGTGACGGTGACGTCCTACGAGGAAGGACGCACCTCCACGGACGTCGTCACCTTCTCAGTCACTCTCAACGGCCAGGGCGCTCCTGTTGCCGTGTAGCTGGCCATTGCCTTTCACCTTCGAGGAGACATCCATGTCCGCACCCGCCATGCACCGTAAGCCCCTGGGCACCCGCCGAGCCCTCCACAAGCGCGTCGCTCTCGACGGCGCCGACTACGACATTTGCCGCCCCACCCTGGGCGAGAAGATGGACGTGCTGTCCGCGTCGCGCGCCGCCAAGGAGATGGGCGACAACCGCCAGCCCGTGGATGAAGCGGCGGGGATGATGATGATGGCTCGCATCGCCGTCTGCTGCCTGTACTTCCCGGGCACCGCGACTCGCGTCTTCACCGAGGCGGACGTGGCGGCGGTGAAGAACGAGCCCTGGCTGGAGGAAGTGCAGAGCGAGCTGGCCTCGGCCTTCGCGGGCCCGACGCTGGAGAGCGCGAAGGGAAACTCCGAGACCACCCCGAGCTGAAGGCCCTGCATGGGGTGGTGAAGCTGACGGGCCAGTCTCCAGACGAGGTGCGCGGGTGGGCCTGGGACGACGTCGTCCACCTGCTCGCCTACTGCGACTTGGAGGCCGACGAGCTGCGCGCGGGACGTCCCCAAGCTGGGGCCGGGAGCGGCGGCCACGAGGTGACAACGGTTTTCCGGAAGCGTCCGAAGAGGTGAGGC